AACCCAGTTGGTGATTTGATAGTTGGTATGATGGGGCCTGGCCCGTCCGGGCGAACGAAGCAGTATTGTCGTTCGGTCAAGGTCTTGGTGGCTCGAGCATTTGTGGAAGGAGAGAGTGAGATCGATAACACACCGATTCTGCTAGATGGAAACAGAACTAATCTTCATTACACCAATATCGCTTGGAGACCTCGATGGTTGGCGATAGAGTACATGAAGCAATTCAACACTCCACAGAAGTGGTGGGATCATGGACCAATAGAAGATCGAGCCGGTAATAGATACGAGAGCATCATCATCGCATCAACGACAATTGGCTCAACGGCAAGGCGCATCATGTATTCCATTCGCGACGTTGATGGCTATCGAAGGGTCATCCCAGGTGGTGAAACGTTCCGATTTGTGAAGTAAACTAAACGTATACAACTCCGTAGAATAAACAACGTATGTAATGAGGAAGGAGATGTGTCATGCGTTTTCCACGGATATTGTTTTGTTTATTGCTTCTAGCGGGATGTTCTCGTCTTGACTATAACAACATTGGTCTTCACGAGAACGTTGTTACAGGTGGGCAAACTCAGATCGATCAAGGTCATGTGGTAGACGTAGACGGGCTTCCAGGAATCTGGTTAGCCGGTCACCACACAACTCATGGTGCTGTATTTAGAAATCTTGGGGCAGCTAAGATAGGCGACATAGTCTGTGTGTACGGGAAGTGCTACACAGTCTTTAACAGAATAGTTGTGCCTCAAAGCTACCTTGTAACTCATGAATTAGCACCTCTCGTTTTACAAACATCATGGTACGGAAGCGTACTATTGGTTCTAGCACGTTAAGGGAGTAGAGATGAAACTACGAGTAAATTTGGCTAAGGTGTTTATTGTTTGGTTGATGCTGATCGCTTTGATTCACGCATCATTCTCTGCGAGTCCAGCCTCGGCGCAAGTCGTTCCGCCTGGTCCGCCAGTTGTTGTCCCTCAGGACACGGTTCCTTGCAACCCGCTGGATGCGTGTACTCGTGGTGGAAACCCACCCGTTAACTTCGTCTGGGCTGACATTGTTCGCTTCTGTAATGGAGATGCAATTCCTACTCCTCCTGGTCAAACTACTTTCGGTTTGATCTATGGGAACGGAAGCTTGAGCGCTACCCCCGCGGTCTTCTCAGGTAGTGTGCTTAAGAATGGTGTTGAAATTCCGTCTAATCCGTTGACTACACTACTGCCTGGCGAACGTGATTCACGGTTTAGGCAAGCAGTCGTTAGCAACAATGACGTGTTCACCGTTCTTCTCACTGCGGTCGATCCAGCTGGCAACCAGATTGCTTTCGGTAATGGCGCTACTATCAAGCGGCTAGAGGCTAGTGGATCTTGCCCCGAGGCAGTTCCTACTCCTTCGACTCTTATTCCTCCTGCTCTAATTGCGCAACCTACCCCAGCTGTGGTTACTACAGTTCCAGAAGGGGAGTTTCCACCGACGCTATGACCGAAAACGATAAGCCTCGTCGCGGTGTAATTGAGATTCTAATATTGACTCTCACAGCGATGGTTGCTGTCTTTATCGTTTCCGCTACTGTAATCATTGTCGTGAGCGAATTGAAGGATCCAAAGATAGATACTTCAGTTATCACTAACCGGCTCTCCGATATAGTTACAGCTGTTCTTGTTGCGTTACTTGCCCTCATTGCAGGAAGAAGTGAGCCACGTGGCTAGAGAATCCGAATATCAAGCAGAAGTAATCGGTAAGATAAGGCATCTTTTACCAGATTGTATTATTCTAAAGAATGACCCATCATACATGCAAGGTGTGCCAGACCTTATCATTCTGTATAAAGATTGTTGGGCCATGTTGGAAATCAAGCGAAACGCTCGAGCACATCGTCAACCTAATCAGGATTATTACATTGAGTTGATGAATTCTATGTCGTTCGCAGCCTTCCTATGTCCTGAGAATGAACGGGAGGTCTTACATGATCTTCAACTCGCACTCCGATTTGCAGGGTAAACATGCCTTTCTCAGTCCGAGTGGTTATCATTGGTTGAATTACACCGACCAGAAACTAGAGGCTAGGTTCATATCTATGAGTGCTGCTCGACGGGGCAGCGATCTCCATGCTCTAGCACATGAAGCAATTCGTTTACAAGTTAAGTTGTCTCGGGCTAATCTTGCTTTATCTACTTATGTCAACGATGCTATTGGGTATAAGATGAATTGCGAACAACCGTTATATTTCTCACCCAACTGTTTCGGCACAGCCGATACCATCGCTTTCCGCCGAAGCAAATTGCGTATTCATGATTTGAAAACAGGCATCACAGCTTCATCCTTCAAGCAGTTGGAGGTTTATGCGGCTATATTCTGTCTTGAATACCAAGTTGATCCTTATGAAATCGAAATCGAACTACGTATGTACCAAGGTGATGATATTCGGGTCTCTATTCCAGTCCCCGATGTTATCGCGGACATTATGGACAAGATAGTTGAGTTCGATGCGAAGATTGAAGCCATGAGGGCTTCTGATAGATGGTAGGAGGTGAGCCGTGATCATAGACGTTCCCGAGGAGCTAGCGCACTACGGTATTCTACGTAAGTCAGGTAGATACCCTTGGGGATCTGGTGGAGACACAAACACCACCGAAAAGCGTAATAAGAAGTTCTTGGATTATGTTTCTGATCTTCGAAAGGAAGGCGTTCCGGACAAGACCATTGCTGAAGCTTTCGGGCTTAAGAGTTCTACTGAGCTTCGAGCTCTATATTCGATTGTTAGAGAAGAGCATAAGCAAGCTCAGAGAAACATGGCCTGGCGCCTCAAGGAAAAGGGGATGTCAGGTGTAGAGGCTGCGAAGAGAATGGGTGTGCCTGAGGCCACCTACAGAACACTCATCGCTCCTGGAGCTGGTGATAAGAAGGATAATCTTCAACGTATCTCTGACATGCTGCAAGAAGAGGTCGACACTCGTGGCATGATCGACGTTGGCTCAGGTGTTGAGAACTATGTTGGTATTTCAGCAACGAAATTGGCCACTGCTGTTGCGGTCCTTAAGGCAAAAGGCTATACCGTCGAGACCATACCGGTTCGACAGCTGGGAACCGGTAAGGACACTCGTACTAAGGTATTGGCTCCGCCAGGAACTACATGGGGTGAAATCGTCAAGAATAGAGCTAATATTCAGTTTATCGGACAATATTCTGGCGATGGTGGCCGTACTTTTGGTAGATTTCATGATCCAATCGCTGTTGACCCAAAGCGGATTCATATTGTGTATGGGAAAGAAGGCGGCAAAGCTGATGGCATGATTTATGTTCGTCCTGGCGTTCCTGATGTCTCTCTTGGAGGTAATCAGTTCGCTCAAGTTCGAATCAAGGTTGGTAAGGATCATTATTTGAAAGGCATGGCTGCATATCGTACCGATCTTCCCGATGGTGCCGATTTAGTGTTTAATACACCTAAGTCCGATACTGGTAATAAACTTGATGCCATGAAGCCCCTTAAAGATGATCCGATGCTACCTTTCGGATCCTTAGTGCGACAAGTTCTCGATAAGCCAGATACTCCCGATGAAAGAGTCACTTCGGCGATGAACATCGTCAACGACACAAGTGACTGGGAAAAGTGGTCTCGTAGTTTGTCATCTCAGATGTTGTCGAAGCAAAGCCCAACTCTTGCTAAGCAGCAATTGGCGATGACTTATGAAGCTCGTCAAACGAGATTTAATGAGATCATGTCCCTTACCAATCCCACAGTTCGCAAGAAGCTTCTCGAAGAGTTTGCTGAAAGTGTGGACAGTGCATCCGTTCACCTCAAGGCGGCTGCACTTCCAGGCCAAGCAACGCATGTTATTTTGCCTCTTTCGACAATTAAGTCAACGGAAATCTATGCTCCTAACTATCCGAATGGAACTCGTGTAGTTCTAGTTCGCCATCCACATGGTGGAACGTTTGAGATTCCAGACTTAGTTGTTAACAACAGAAACAGAGAAGCGCAAAGACTTCTTGGTGATGCTAAGACTGCGGTTGGTTTTCATCATACCGTAGCACAAAGACTATCTGGTGCAGATTTTGATGGTGATACGGTTCTTGTTATTCCTGATAATAATAGAAGGATCATAACTACCCCAGCACTAGATGGTTTGAAAGACTTCGACCCTGTTGCTGCATATCCTCCATACCCTGGAATGAAGCCAATTAAGAACATGCAAACTGAGATGGGTATGATTTCTAACCTCATCACAGACATGACGATTGGAGGCGCTCCGAACTCGGAGAAAGCCGCAGCTATTCGTCATTCCATGGTGATCATCGACTCTGAGAAGAAGAACCTGGATTATAGACAATCCTATACCGACAATGGTATTAGGGCGCTTAAAGATAAGTATCAAAGAAAGCCGGGTTCTACAGGCAGAGGCGCAGCAACTTTGATTTCAAGAGCTAAATCAAGAGTAGATATTCCTGAAATCGAACCTCGTAGACCATCAAAGGGTGGCCCTGTAGACCTTGCTACTGGCGCTAAGGTGTTTGAGGAGACTGGAAGAAGGACCCCTTCTGGTAACCCAAGGATGACCCAGACCACTAAGTTGGCTATTGCAACTGATGCAAGAACTCTTTCTTCTGGCACTAGGATGGAAGAGATCTATGCTGCACATAGTAATCAATTGAAGGAGCTTGCTAATAGGGCCCGTCTAGAGATGGTTAGAACCCCCCGTGCTACTTACAATAGCTCGGCCGCTACAGCATACAAGCCTGAGGTTGCTGAATTAAACGCCGCCCTAGACCTTGCTATTAGAAACCGTCCCCTAGAACGCCAAGCACAACTCATTGCTGGTGCTAAGGTTAAGGCTAGGCTTGACTACAATCCAGACATGGATAAGGAAACAAGGAAGAAGGTAGAATCCCAGGCCCTTAATGATGCACGCCGTACCACTGGTGCTAGTAAGACCGACATTAAGGTCACACCCCAACAATGGGAAGCTATTCAAGCAGGGGCCATTAGTGATAGTAAACTAACCGAGATCCTTAGACATGCTGATATGGATGTAGTGAATGGCTTAGCTACACCCAAGAGTAAGAAGCTAATGACTAGTGCTAAGACAGCACGTGCTACTCGTATGCTTGAGCAAGGATACACAAGAGAAGAAGTAGCTAATCAATTAGGTGTGTCACTTAGTACACTAGATGATGCAACGAACTAAGAAAGGAGAATCATGGTTAGGAAGGTAGCACTAACAACAGTTGATAATCCCCACGATCCTATTGATGACTTCCCTGCCTGGTTCGCTTATGACATCGCGTCTGGTTATAACACCACGTCCTTTCTTGGTCGTATCATTGTAACTTCTGATGAATTGTCAGATTCTGACCAGGAACAAGCGATTGAATTGGCTATAGATGAGATAGTTCGTGAGAATGTTTCTGGTGTTCACCGAAAAATCGTAAGAGAAGTAGAAGAATCAGAATTAGTTTAAGACTTGGGGATTAAATCGAAGTAGGGGGGGAGGGGTCTCGCAGTTCATACCCCCCACCTGCATCGCCCGGCTCCCCAAAAATGCCCCGGGGGGACAAATCCTAGAAACAATTCCGACCGCAATCAGAAAAGAGGTCTGTGATGCCCACCAGCGATGATGGCAACATCCTTCATGAGCAAGATGTAGAGGATTCTGTCCTTGAAGAGCTCGAGAAGGATGGTCAAGTTGGCCATACCAACGAAGCTATTGCAAACGCAAACGGAAGTCATGCGCTAAACGCGGTGTTTAGTGACACCGAAGTCGAGGGAGCGCTTAACGATCTTGCCGGTACCATCAACGACATTCTTGCCGCTCTTCGTATTAATGGTATTGTAGCCCCTTCTTCCTAACACAGTCAACGTTCAGCAACGAGAGGAGGTATCTCATGGCGAATGAGCTTGTAATCCACAAAAGCAGGACGAACGTGATCACAGTGAACCTCGGTATTGATGTTACTGGGGAGACGCTTACGAGCGAGATCCGTACTCAGCCGGAGGTGGATGCTCCTCTCGTTGCTACGTTTGTGGTAGCCGTGATTGATGCGGACACTGGTGAGTTAACACTGACGCTTGACAACACCGCCGCAGGAAGTGTAACTGTAGACTTCGGATACATGGACATCAAACGGATATCAGGCGGGGAGCCTCTATCCGTGTTCGATCGTCCATTGGAGGTCAGGTTCCGAGGAGTAGTGACGGAATGAGCGATGATGTCGTTGTACAACTTAAGACTCAAAGGATCATTGTCGAGCCTACGTCCCGTACTGTCTCGGTGGTCTCGTCAGGCCCACAAGGTCCTGCTGGACCTGCGGGTGACTCTGTTCCAGCGGGTGGTACGACAGGTCAAGTTCTTACTAAGGATTCTGTCTCGGATGGCGACGTTAGTTGGCAAACACCTGCTCCGCCAGGCGAAGCCACGAACGGGCTCCCCAATGGTGGGCTCACAGGCCAATTACTCGCCAAAGTCACGGGTACCGACTATGATGCGGACTGGATATCGCCCACATCCGCAGTCGTTCCCCCGGGTGGTACCACCGACCAGGTACTGAAAAAGGTAGATGGGACTGATTATAACACTGCCTGGACCACTCCAGTTGACACGAATACGCTTGGTCCTGACGGAGATAAGGGTGATATCACCGTCGGTGGTACTGGTACAACGTTAGTTATTGATGCCGATTCTGTGCTCACAGGCAAGATTGCCGACGATCAGGTCACCAATGCCAAGCTTGCTAATGTAGCCACAGCGACTTTCAAGGGTCGGAACACAGCTGGCACAGGCGATCCTGAGGACATGTCAGCCACAGTAGCTACCGCGCTCCTCAATGCGTTCACCAGCTCCCTCAAGGGCCTTGCCCCGGCTTCAGGTGGTGGCACAACTACCTACCTTAGAGCCGACGGCACATGGGTTGCGCCTTCGGCAGTCATTGCCGATGGAGACAAGGGTGACATCGTCGTCTCGAGCACCGGTACTGTCTGGACCATCGACAACGATGTGGTCACTCTGGCCAAGATGCTGAACATTGCTACGGCTAGAATCCTTGGCCGCATCACTGGTGGTACTGGAGACATTGAGGAGCTGACAGGTACTCAGCTGACCACTCTGTTGGATGCGTTCACCACCTCCCTCAAGGGACTCGTCCCGGCTTCTGGTGGTGGCTCAGCCAACTACCTCAGAGCTGATGGCACCTGGGCAGCACCTGTTGGGACTGGTAGCTTCGGTCCACTTGTCTTCACGGTGCCTGGCGCCCTCACTGTCGCTGCTGGAGTGAAGCGGTTGTACGTCGGCAAGGCGTTGACAGTGGCTAACATAACAGCTGGAGTGAACACGGCACCTACCGGTGCAAGCATCTTGGTTGACGTGAACAAGAACGGAACCACGATGTTCACGACTCAAGGTAACCGTCCAACGATTGCTGCTTCGGGTTTCAGTGATGCAGCTTCTGTCCCCGACGTTACAAGCCTTGCGGCTGGTGACTACATCACGATTGATGTTGACCAGATAGGAAGCACGATCGCTGGCTCGAATCTCGTCGTCTCGATCGAGCTCGTCTAATGCCTGTCGGTAGTACGCTGATCGCATCGGCCTGGGATAATACAGACAAGACCAGTGGTCAGGTCTTCGTCACGCCCACGATTACTCCGGCTAATGGGAACATTATCACTGTTGATACTTTTCTGTCCGCAACAACCGATGTTGGCGTGCCAGTGGTATCGGGGCTTGGGTTGACGTGGGTTCCGATCCTAACCGACTTAGATGGTGGACGTGCTGCTGGTGCGTACTGGGCTCTTGTCAGCGGTTCTCCTTCAGGTGGGATTACCATCGACTCGGACCATACGTTAGATCGAGCCTTCACTGGCTGTGGCTATTTCGTACGTGAGAACACCAATGTCGATACCACATCGCCAATCTTCCAGTCTGGATTGGCTGGTGGAGATGGCTCGACTTCGACTACACCAACTGTGACGTTGGCTAGTGATCCATCTGGGAGAACTAATAACCGAGTACTTATGGCAGTTCAGCATCGACTGAATGGAGCCACAACTCCACGAGCAAACTGGGTTGAGCCTACTAATGGAAGCATTCTAGCTGATGTTCAAGGCAGTGGTCCTAACTCTGGCTTCGAATGTCAGTGGCGTAACGATGGTGTTAACGAAGCTGTCGCTTCAGCTACTATCGGTTCAGCTCGTTACATTATCTGGGCTTATGAGTTGGCTTTCGCTGGATCAGCACCAGCAGAAGAGTCTTACTGGGGCATATTGGCATGACTAGAAAGGAACGAACGTGAGTGATTTCACTGACGAAGATGCAAGAGAAGTGCCAGACGGCACAGGAGAAGCTCCACATCCCATGGGGCCTCATGGTGATCCTGATTACCGTGATAACGATCCTCTTGTGGGAGATGTTGTACTGGAGCCTGATGAAGTAATGGATGATCGTGACTGAAACCCTGTATCCAAGCGGTTATGGTCGCGCACTTCGGTCAATGGGAGAGATGAAGGCCCTTTATGAATCTTTGATGCACCCTGCTTATTCTCGTCGATTCTGGCCATGGATTGAGTCTCGTAATGGTGAAATGGGTGTTGGTGGTGGTTGGCGTCAGACGCCGAGTCCGATATCTGCTGCCTCTAGAGCTGGTAGGAGTTTCCATCAGTCGCAAAGGTTTGCATCGAATATTGTTGGTTACTGTGCAGTCGACCTTGTATGTAGGAATGGATCAAACGTTCACCGTGCCCCGAGTTGGGCCGAAGTTCCTCGTCAGGGAACTGGACATCCGGACATTGCTCGTTATGGTCTGCACTGCAATGTCGATGGTGAGCCTTGGCACATTCAACCGATTGAGGTGGATGGGTTTGAGACTTGGGAGAATACTGGTCGTAAGGATCCTCGAAACGATTATCCACTTCCGGGCACTACTCCTCCGCCAGGATGGCCACCGGTAGACTTCGCCAATGGACAGTGGGGTCTCTGGGCTTGGAACAAGAACAAGCCTATTCTCAATAATGGTGCTACAGGAGATACTGTCGTCTACCTTCAGAGTGTCATCGCCTACAAGGGTGGTGGCAACATCACAATCGATGGTAATTATGGTTGGGCAAGCGCCGCTCGAGTTCATGACCTTCAGAGATTCTTCGGTCTAGAGGTAACTTCTACGGTTGCCAAGCCGACTTGGGATGTCGTCGACTTCATGACTACCGTCTGACGATTGGAAGGAGGCCTAATGGCTGCTGCCAAGCGCAAAAGAACGCGTAGGACAGCAACTACCGAAGAGGGTAGGGAAGCACAACTGGTCTCCTTAGCCATCGATTTGGCAGAGAAACAAATGACCGATGGTACAGCATCTGCCCAGGTAATCACACACTATTTAAAACTTGGTTCAACTCGTGAAAGGCTTGAACAAGAGCGTATTCGAAGCGAGAACCAATTGCTTGCTGCTCGAACAGACAATATGTCATCGCTTGGACGAGTTGAGGAGTTGTATACGCAAGCCATGGAAGCTTTCCGTGGTTATGCTGGGCTGGATGCCCCATTACAAGATTCAGTTATTGAAGATGGAGACCTGTAATGACCAGACTTAGGACTTACTCTGATCTAATACGATTAGGAACCTTTGAGGAAAGATTTGATTATTTGAAGTTAGATGGGACTGTAGCTCATGCCACATTTGGATCGCATAGGCATGCGAATCAAGCGTTTTATAGGTCATATGAGTGGAAAACAGTACGTAATTGGGTTATATCAAGGGACAATGGTTGTGATTTGGGAGTGCAAGGATACGAAATTCATGGTGATTTACGGATCCATCATATTACACCAATAACTCTTGACGATGTTGTTCATGGTACTGAACGTCTATTTGATCTCGATAATTTGATCACGACCACCCTTAGAACGCACAATGCGATCCATTATGGGGATGATTCTTTGCTCCCAAAGGTTGTAATTGAACGTACCCGAGGAGACACGAAACTCTGGTAAGGAGCCGACATGAAATACGGTAGTAAAGAAGTAACCGATGATGTGTCTCCAGAAAAGGAGACGATCTACGATGTGTATTCAGAAGAACCAGGGGAGATGAAGAGTAATTCCAGTGAAATGGTAGAGCAACGTGCTCTTGAAGTTCTTGAAGGTAAGTGGGGAACTTCTGGTGTTGAACGCAGACTAGCCAAACACGGTATCGATCCCGAACCAGTCATGGCGGAGGTCGCTCGACTCAAGTAAGAAGGTGAATCATGCTGACGGAAAGCGTTCTACAAAGCACAAAGAAGGTCCTTGGAATTGCGGAGAGCCAGGATGCATTTGACCAGGATGTTCTTACTCATATTAACTCCGCTTTCTCGACTCTAAGTCAACTAGGAATTCTCGCCGAAGAGGGCGTAGAAGTTCCAGATGAGGCTTTTACTTGGTCCGATCTAGGAACTTTGGGTCTTCCTGACGCATGGATCCAGTCGATTCGAACCTACGTATTTCTGCACGTTCAATCACTGTTCGACCCGCCTACCACTTCATTCTTGCTCGCCGCAAGGCAGAAGCAGCTTGAAGAGCATGTGTGGCGGTTGAGCACGATGAGAGAGTACTCAATTCGAGAGGAGGAATCGGAAGTTGTCTGATACGACCACGACAATGACGTTTGACGAATTTATTGAGCATCATGGCGTTAAGGGAATGAGGTGGGGAGTTCGACGTAGTAAGAGCAGAGTCTCTAAGGCCTCCTCTGGATCTAAAACTACATTTCAAAAAGCTCCGAGTCGACTAAGCAATGATCAGCTTAACTCTCGAATTAAGAGAATGGAACTGGAGAAGCGGTACAAAGATCTTAATAAGCAGGATGTTTCTGAGGGTAAGAAATTCTCGAGTGAAGTTCTTAGAAGTAGTGGCAAGCAGGTTGCGACAACTCTAATTGCTGGCGCTGCTCTTCTTGCAGTTGGCCATGCACTTTCCAAGAAGTTGGGTCCTGACGTAGCTAAGGCCATCACTGGTAAGAAACTTCCTGGACAAGAAGAGGACTAATGAGAGGGGGTTGCTATGACGTTATCAAACACAGCAACACCTCGCTATTACGCTGAATTTAGAGAGCTGGTTGTCAGTGGAGCTGTTCCTGTAAATCGTGAAATTTCCGCTGAGATGAATCGCATCGATGAGCTAATCGCTAACGAGAAAATCTTCTATGACGATTTAGCCGTTGAGGGATTCATCAAGTATTGCGAGATGGAGTTGACGCTGACTGATGGCAGCGATTTGTTCCTGTTGGACTCGTTCAAGCTCTGGGCCGAGCAAGTCTTTGGTTGGTATTACTTCGTTGAACGGAGTGTGTGGCAACCTAATGTTCCTGGCGAACCAAACATTCCTGGCGCAGGTCAGTACGTTAAGAAGCTGATCAAGAAACGCCTGACCACTAAACAATACCTCATCGTGGCAAGAGGCGCAGCCAAGTCCATGTATGCCGCATGCCTGCAAGCCTTCTTTCTAAACGTTGATACCGCCACGACTCATCAGATCACAACTGCCCCTACGATGAAGCAAGCAGAAGAAGTGATGTCTCCGATCAGAACGGCCATCACTAGAGCTCGAGGCCCTTTGTTCAGATTCCTTACCGAGGGTTCGCTTCAGAACACAACTGGATCTAGAGCACAGCGGGTCAAACTTGCTTCGACTAAGAAGGGTGTGGAGAACTTCCTTACTGGTTCATTGTTGGAAGTCCGTCCTATGACCATCAATAAGCTTCAAGGTCTTCGACCAAAGCTGTCGACAATCGATGAATGGTTGTCTGGAGACATCAGAGAAGACGTTGTCGGAGCAATTGAACAGGGAGCGTCCAAGATGGACGACTACTTGATCATTGCTATCAGCTCTGAAGGAACTGTTCGGAATGGTTCCGGTGACACAATCAAAATGGAACTTGCTAGCATACTTCGTGGGGAGTATCAAGCGCCTCACATTTCGATCTGGCATTACAAGCTGGATGAAATCGAAGAAGTAGCAGATCCATCGACTTGGTTGAAGGCAAATCCGAATCTTGGGTTAACTGTCACTTACGATGTCTACCATTTGGATGTGGAAAGAGCAGAGAAGGCGCCAGCCGCAAGGAATGACATCCTCGCCAAGAGGTTTGGAATCCCAATGGAAGGCTACACCTACTTCTTCACCTATGAAGAGACGATTCCTCATCGTGAGAGAGAATTCTGGGGAATGCCATGTGCTCTCGGTGCGGACTTGTCACAAGGTGATGACTTCTGTGCGTTCACTTTCCTATTCCCGCTTGCCAACCAGTCGTTTGGAGTTAAAACTCGAAGTTACATCACGTCGTTGACTCTCATGAAGCTTCCGGGTGCTATGCGTCATAAGTATGAGGAGTTTATCACCGAAGGAAGTCTTCATGTGCTCGAAGGAACTGTCCTCGACATGATGGATGTCTATGATGATCTTGATGTCTTCATCGAGCGTAGCGAATTCGATGTTCGTTGCTTAGGGTTCGACCCCTACAACGCTAAAGAATTCGTAACCAGATGGGAATCTGAGAACGGACCTTACGGAATCGAGAAAGTAATTCAGGGGGCAAGAACAGAGTCGGTCCCATTGGGAGAACTGAAGAATCTGGCCGAAGAGCGAGCACTTCTCTTCGATCAGGGCCTAATGTCTTTCGCTATGGGCAATGCGATCACCCTGGAAGATACTAATGGCAACCGTAAGTTGTTAAAGAAACGAGCCGAAGAAAAGATCGATAACGTCTCGGCATTAATGGACGCATACGTAGCCTACAAGTTGACTAAGGAGGCGTTCGAGTGATCGACACTGAAAAAGAGGTGATCCATGCCCACAGTAAAGGATAGATTCCGCAAAGCGTGGAATGCCTTTGTCAAAGTTGATAAGCCAGAACCAGCAACAGTGGGAATTGGCTCGTCTAGTGGTGTTTATTTCGGCATGCCTCCACAAAGGATGCGAATTCCAACCTATAATGAACGATCAATCATCGCATCTATTTATACTAGAATATCGATGGATGCTTCAGCATTAATTATCAAACACATAGCTGTTGATGAACAAGGTCGATATTCAAGAGATATGCGAAGTCCTTTACAGGCTTGTTTAATGCTTGAAGCCAACATCGATCAAGCTCCACGAGCATTTCGGCAAGACATTGTAATGACTATGTTTACTTCTGGTGTGGCAGTGATTGTTCCTGTGGATACTTCAGCTAATCCAGACACTAGCGACGTCTTTGACATTCATTCTCTTCGTGTTGGGGAAGTTGTGACTTGGTATCCAAGGCACATCAAGGCTAGTGTTTACAATGATCAACCAGGTCATGGTAAGCGTGAAGAGATCACGCTTGAGAAACGATACGTGGCCGTCGTTGAGAACCCGCTTTACGCTGTTATGAACGAGCCTAACTCAACTTTGCAACGACTTCTGCGTAAACTCGCATTGCTGGATAGTGTCGATGAACAGATTAGCTCTGGGAAACTCGACATCATCATTCAGTTGCCATACGTCATTAAGTCTGAAGCTCGTAGGCAGCAGGCAATCGCTCGTCGAGAAGACATCGAATTTCAATTAAGAGGAAGCCAGTACGGCATTGCCTACATCGATGGAACCGAAAAGATCACTCAGCTTAACCGTCCTGCTGAGAACAACCTCTTGGCCCAGATCGAGTATCTGACCAAGGAGTTGTATAATGAATTAGGTCTGACCGAGGCGGTCATGAATGGCACAGCAGATGAAGCGGCGATGATTAACTATAACAACCGCACTGTTCTACCACTAGTTACTGCCGTTATCGAGGCCATGCAACGAGCATTTCTTGGGCCTCAGGGAATTCGTAATGATGAACGGATCAGTTTCTTCAGGGACCCGTTCGGGCTTGTTCCGGTTAAGGACATGGCCGAGATTGCTGACAAGTTTACTCGTAACGAAATCATGACAGCCAATGAAGTTCGGCAAGGAATCGGAATGCAACCTTCAAATGATCCGAAGGCCGACGAACTCCGAAACAGTAACATGCCTCAACCTGAAGATCAAACAACTGAGGCTCAACCTCTTGAAAGGATTCAAAATGGTAGCTGATTTCAGCGGTTGGGCAACCAAGGCTGGACTCAAGTGCACCGACGGTCGGACCATCATGCCTGGAGCGTTCAAGCATCAGGATGGATTTAAGGTTCCGCTCGTTTGGCAGCATGGTCACAAAGACGTTGACAATGTTCTCGGTCATGCCTTCCTCTACAACAAGGAAGGCGGCGTTTGGACCGAGGGCTTCTTCAACGAGTCAGCCAAGGCAGCCCACGCCAAGGAGCTTCTGACTCACGGCGACATCAATGCTCTTTCGATCTGGGCCAACCAGTTGATCGAGCGTGCGGGTAATGTTCTGCATGGTGTCATTCAGGAAGTCAGTCTGGTGCTTTCCGGTGCAAATCCCGGAGCACTAATCGAAAACATCACCATTCGTCATGGCGAGGATTCGGAAACTCTCGATGACGAAGCGATCATCTTCACAGGGCTCGAGTTTGAGCATGCAGATGATAGTACTTCTACCGATAATGCTGACGGTGAAGATGGTGACACCGTTGAAGAGATCTATAACAGCATGACCCCTAAGCAACAGGGCGTGCTTCACTACATGCTTGCTCAGGCTCTTGAAACTGACGGGACTGAGACAGGTGGCACCGCAGAGCAGAGCAACATCAACCATGATTCCACCGATACGGATAAGGAAGGAACGCAGATGACCAACGTCTTCGAGAGCGAGAAGGATGGGAAGGGCGGAACCGCCACTACTGTTCTTTCGCACGACGACATGAAGGCAATTGTCGCCGATGCTAGCCGTCAAGGCTCCCTGAAGGCTGCGGTTGAGAGCTATGCTCTTTCGCACGGCATCACCGACATCGAAGCCCTCTTCCCAGAGGCCACCCAGCTTACTGCTGCGCCGGAGTTCTTCACTCGGCGTATGGAGTGGGTCAGTGGCGTTCTGGGCGGTGCTCGCAAGACGCCGTTCTCTCGAGTTCGATCGGCCACTGCCGACCTGACCTTTGAGGACGCTCGGGCCCGGGGTTACATCAAGGGGAACCTGAAGAAAGAGCAGTTCTTCGCTACGTCGCGTCGAACGACTACTCCTCAGACCGTGTACAAGAAGCAGAAGCTGGATCGTGATGACATCGTTGACATCACTGACTTCGATGTCGTGGCCTGGCTCAAGGTTGAGATGCGGTTCATGCTCGAAGAGGAACTGGCTCGTGCAGTTCTGATTGGCGACGGTCGTGATGTCGCTGATGAGGACAAGATCATCGAGACCAACGTTCGCCCGGTTGCGACAGACGATGAGTTCTACACCATCGCCGTCAACGTCAACCTTGGCGATGCCAGCTCGGATGCCACTGAGATCGTCGACGCGGTCATTCGTGAGCGTGCGGCTTATCGTGGTTCGAACCCGAACTTCTACACGACTGAGGCTGTCATCGCTTCGCTGCTCCTGCTGCGTGATGCTGATGGTCACCGTCTATACAAGAGCCTGGCCGAGGTAGCCGCTGAGATGCGGGTTGGCTCGATCATCGGCGTCGAGGTCATGGAGAGCGTTCCGGACTTGATCGGCGTTATCGTCAACATGGCTGACTACGTCATTGGCGCCGATAAGGGTGGACAGACCACCATGTTCGACGACTTCGACATCGACTACAACCAGTACAAGTACCTGATTGAGACTCGGATGTCCGGTGCTCTGGTCCGTCCCAAGACGGCCATGGCTCTGTGGAAGACGGATGCTGCTTCGGTGCTGGTTGTGCCGACTGCTCCGACCTTCGACGGTGAGGACATCACGATTCCGACGGTTACTGGTGTGACCTACAAGGATGCGGATGATGTTACGGTGACCGGTACGGTTGCTGTTCCGGCTGGTGAGACGGTTGTGATTCATGCCGTTCCGGGTGCAGGTAAGCACTTCGCTTCGAGCGAGAACGATACCTGGTCGTTCTACAACAACGCCTGAGAGTAAGGAGTTCCGATGGCTAGGTTCTACGGAGAGGTAGGTTACGGCACCACCGAAGAACAGCCAGCAGCTTCCGGTGTCTGGGTTGACGTCATGATTGAAGAGCCATATTTCGGTGACGTTATCCGGAACATCAAGAGAGCAGAAGCTGGCGAGGGCTTGAATACCGACATTGCCGTCAATAATGCTATCAGTATTGTAGCAAGCCCTTACGCCATCGGTCATTATTTCGAGATCAAGTACGTGCGATGGGAAGGGGTACTCTGGACAGTCACTGCGGTGGAAGTTCGGTTGCCCCGACTCATCCTGAATCTCGGGAGTGTGTACAATGGCCCTACGCTCTGAGTTGCAGGAGCTGTTGCTCACTATCACACCTAATGTGTATTTTCAACCACCTCCTACGTTGCTGATGGATTATCCATGCATTGTTTATCAACGTGATTATATTCTAGATCAGCATGCAGATGATCAGCCATACAGCAGTAGAAAGCGGTACCAAGTAACTGTTATCGCACAAGATCCAGACAGTACAATCGTTGATGCAGTTAAACGGTTGTCACTGTGCACGTATGATCGATTCTTTACTGCTCATAATCTCAACCACGACGTGTTCAAACTGTTCTTCTAGCTAGAAGGGAAGAAAAGACAATGGTTGCTCTTTTGTGGGACCAGACCGCCGAGCGTCTTTACGAGACCGGCGTTGATCATGGAGTCCTCTACGTTCCAAACGCATCGGGCGTTTACGAGACTGGCGTTGCCTGGAATGGTCTCGTTAGTGTCACCGAGTCGCCCACTGGTGCCGAGGCTACCGCTCAGTATGCGGACAACATCAAGTATCTGAACCTCATCTCGGCGGAGGAGTTCGGCGCCACGCTCGAAGCCTTCACCTATCCCGATGAGTTTAATCAATTCGATGGTGCCGCTTCCCCAGAAGTGGGCGTAACCGTTGGGCAACAGCCTCGCAAGTCCTTCGGACTGTCCTATCGTAGCCGTCTGGGAAATGACGTTGACGGCGATTCCCATGGGTACAAGCTCCACCTGGTATACGGCTGCGTTGCCGCACCTTCGGAGAAGGCATACACCACCATCAACGATTCGCCGGAGGCCATTACTTTCAGTTGGGAGATCTCTACGACTCCTACTGCTGTTACCGGCTTGCAGCCCACCTCGTTGATTGTTATCGATTCGACACTTGTGCTACCGGCCGAGTTGGCGGATCTTGAAGAGCAGCTTTGGGGTGCAGCCGCTGTTACTCCGAACCTGCCAACACCTGACGCCGTCATTGCGATGTTCCCAGGTGTCTGACACTTGATGACTGGAGGTCAGAGAATGCTAGTACTAAACATTCCGGAAACGGAACTATTCGATGAGTCCGATGGTACGTTCCATAAGTTGGATCCTGTTACTTTAAGACTCGAGCATTCTCTGATCTCTGTGTCAAAATGGGAGTCCAAATGGCAAATTCCCTTTCTCGCTAAGAAAGACAAAACTCGAGAAGAGGTCGATGGTTATGTGGAGGCCATGATTCTCGATGATAATTTTCCCCCGGGGGTAATTTCCAGATTTGGTTCCGAACATTACTTAGCCATTAATGCTTACATCGAGTCCCAAGAATCAGCCACAACGTTCGGAAGAATGCCACAACACAAAGGCAAAGGCGAAACAATCACTGCCGAATTAATTTACTATTGGATGGTCGCATTTCAGATTCCATTCGTCTGCGAAACTTGGCACCTTAATAGACTTTTTGCGTTGATTAAGATTTGTAACATCAAGAACTCGAAGCCAGACAAGAAATCTAGAGGTGAGATGGCTCGCGATTATAGAGAAATGAATGAAAGACGAAAGGCCGAGTTGGGAACAACGGGATAAGGAGGTGTCATGACCGCTATTCTTTGGGATCAAGCAGGAGAACGTATTTACGAAGTAGGTGTGAGTCGAGGTGTTCTTTACCAAAGCGATGGGTCTGGTGTTGCTTGGAATGGTCTGATTGAAGTTGAGACTGGTTATGACACGTCTACCGATCCTGTCCATTTCGATGGCCAAAAGGTTAACGACATCCTTGAAATTGGGGACTTTGAAGGGGTTATTAGGGCTTTTACATATCCCGATGAGTTTCTCAATTATTTCGGTCAACTCGAGGATACAGCTGGTTTTCGAGTAACCGGACAGCGACAAGATCGTTTCAGTATGTCTTATCGTACAGAGATTGGAAGCGATGTTTCTCAGAATGTCGGTTATAAGATCCATGTGTTGTATAATCTAACGGCAGTACAAAGTCCACGAACGAACGCTACTCTAACTTTGGACCCAGAAGCTACAGAATTTGAATGGGATATCACTTCGATTCCAGAGGAAGTTAGTGGTTATCGTGCTTCTTCGCATGTTATATTTGATAGTCGAAGAATTGATCCGTATCTTATGTTGGACTTGGAAGCCATCCTATATGGGAATGCCGAGGTAGATGCTCGGCTTCCATCCATGCAAGGATTGGCTCAGTTCATGAAGAAGTGGGGTCGTTTGGTCATCACTGACAACGGCGATGGTACTTGGACCGCATATTCTCCACTAGATGGTGTTATTACAGTGGCTGGGGATGAGTTCACTATCGTGTCTGATACGATCACGATGTTGGATCTGGAAACGTACGAAATTTCTAGTAGCGAGTTGATCGAGGAGGATCTGTGACGACCGTAACTAGCTTTACAGCAGAACGAATGCTAGAGATCGAGAACGAAACAATTACCGATGCACATCTGTCTGGAAATGATCTTATTCTCACTACTCGTGAAGGAACTGACATCAACGTTGGCTCTGTTCGAGGGCCGACAGGCGCAACAGGTACAACGGGCTCAGCGGGTGCTGGTTTCGCGATCGGACAGATAGGTCATTTCCCAAAATCGCCTCTCCCATCTGGATGGCTCGAATGCGATGGGACTACTAAGTCGATCGCAACATACCCCGCTCTTGCCGCATATTTAGGTACTACTTATGGTGGTAATGGTACCACTACATTCGGTCTACCCGGTTATGGCGGTCGAGTTCTAGCCGGTAGAGACTCTGGGCAAAGCGAATTCGATGTCGTTGGTGAACTGGGTGGAGCTAAGACGCATACTCTTACTGTCACTGAGATGCCGTCTCACGGTCACGCCCATACGCTTGTTCCTGGAGACCATCAGCACTATATGGATCACAGTCACGTTCCTGTTTCGGGTGGTGCTTTCGTTAGTTCTGTTGCTGGTTTCACATTGGCAACCCCTGGGGGTTTGAGCTTCAGTACTGCCGCTAGTACTGGTGGCGCTTCGACAGCCTATACTGGTGGTGCAACATCCTTGGTCTTGGGTGGAAGCATCAGTACTACTGGTGGTGGAATTGCCCACAACAACTTGCAGCCGTATCGCGTTGTCCTGATTGGTATCTACTCGGGAGTCTAGCCCATGATCAAAGTCAGTTCTGTAGGTGATTTTAAAAGGACCGAAAAGTTCCTCAACACCATGAGATCTGGCAGCATATTTAGGAATCTTGAGCGCTTTGGCCGAATGGGGGTTGATGCGCTATCTAGTGCCACTCCTGTAGACACGGGAAGAGCAGCTCATTCTTGGACATATCAAGTGGGGGTAAGTGGATCGGTATATTCTATTAGTTGGCTTAATACCGATGTTGAAGGTGGGTTAAACGTGATCATCCTTCTTCAATATGGTCACGGTACCGGCACAGGAGGCTATGTTCAAGGAAGAGACTTCATTAATCCGGCCATGAGGCCAGTGTTCGATAAGATTGCCGAAGGAGTTTGGAGGGAGGTGCTCAATGCCTAGCGTTGATAGTCGTGTAGTTCGTATGGAGTTCGATAATGCGCAATTTGAGCGTGGAGTTTCAACCACCATCTCTACTTTGGGCAAGCTTACCGAAGCACTCAAGTTCAAGGGTGCTACCACTGGTCTAAGCGATATTCATGCTGCTGCAGGTAAGGTAAACTTCCAATCCATCTCAGATGGGATCGAGGGAGTCAGCAAGAAGTTCATAGCGTTAAGCACTATTGCGATCACTGCTCTTTCAAACATTACTACGGCAGCAATAAGTGCGGGTCTCAATTTCGCTAAGTCATTTGCATTAGGCCCTCTCATGAGTGGCTTTAAAGAGTTCGAAACAAATGTTAACTCAATTCAGACCATTCTTGCCAATACCAAGTCGCAGGGAACTAATCTGGATCAAGTTAATGCCGCATTAGATCAGTTGAACCAGTACTCCGATAAGACCATCTACAACTTCAGTCAAATGGCCAAGAATATTGGTACATTCACAGCCGCCGGTGTGGATCTGAATACTTCGGTGTCTGCCATCAAGGGTATTGCCAACCTGGCCGCCATCTCGGGTTCTAACGCTGAGCAAGCTTCCTCGGCGATGTATCAGCTTTCCCAAGCTCTTGCATCTGGCACAGTGAAGCTAATGGACTGGAACTCGGTTGTCATGGCCGGTATGGGTGGCGAAGTCTTCAAGAATGCATTGTTCGAATCTGGTAAGGCACTTGGGGCTCTTGCGGATGTTCCCGTGGACCAGACATTCGATCAATGGGAGGCTTCCGGTAACAACTTCCGTAGTTCGCTTGAATCTGGATGGCTTACGGCTGAGGTCCTGACAACCACGCTTGGTGGTATATCTGGTGAATTGTCTCAGATCGATCTCGAAGCCAAGGGTTTCTCAGCTAGTGCAGCCGCACAAATGGTTGAATTGGGCAAACTTGGTATCGATTCTGCTACATCTGTCCGTACCTTCACTCAGTTAATGGGAACTGTTAAGGAATCGGTTGCCTCGGGCTGGTCAGCAACATTCCGGCTCCTGATTGGTAACTTTGAGGAGTCTACCGCGCTGTTTACTGGAATCAACAATGCGATCAGTGGGTTCGTCCAGAACAGCGCAAACGCTCGTAATGCCATGCTTCAAACATGGAAGGACATGGGCGGTCGTACGCTACTTATCGAGACACTTCAGATAGCATTCCAGAAGTTGATGGCCGTTCTAAAGCCAATCGGCGATGCATTCCGTTCCGTATTCCCAAAGATGACCGGAGAACGGTTGTTTGCCATTACACTTGCGGTCAACAAGTTCGTCAAGGCTATTACGCCATCGAATGCGCTCATAATGGGCATCGGTGCTGTTATGAAGATCTGGATCAACATCATGAAGATCCTATGGTCGGTTGTTGGGCAAGGAATTGGGTTTATATTTGACCTGGTCAAGGCACTCTTCGGTTTGGCCGATAGTGGACAAGTTACATCAGGTCTACAGAAGATTTCGGCCTTCTTTGAGAACTTGGCCAAGACTCTTACTGGTAAGGGCGGTCAGATTGCTCAGTTCTTTAAGGATCTATTTGCTTCTATCCAAGATCTCCCAGCTCTGCTTCAGGCCTTCAAGGATAAGATCGTCGGCTTGTTCGATGGAGTGGATCCGAAGGTTCCGGATGCTCTAGCAGATAGCATGGGTCGATTCTCGGATCGTTTCAAGACTATCAAGGATGCCTTCGGTGGACTTGCTGATCTGTGGGCCCCATTCTCTAATGCCATGAAGAAGGTTGCTACGATTCTGGAGGAGACGTGGATTGTAGTTAGGGATTGGTTCAAGCAGCTTGGACAAAAGATTGCCGATAATATGGGTGAAGGCGATTTCGATGCTGTTCTTGACGCCATCAACATCGGTCTTCTGACTGCAATTGCTGCTCTGCTTGCTCGGTTCTTCAAGAAGGGGTTCAAATTCGACCTCACTGGCGGAGCCTTCGATAAGATCAAGGAGATGTTTGAAGGACTTACTGGCGTCTTCTCCGCAATGCAGACGAAGCTTAAGTCAGAGGCACTCTTGAAGATTGCTGTCGCTATTGGAATTCTGACCGCTTCGGTCTTGGTGCTATCTCTTATCGATTCGGCCAATCTTTCCAAGGCACTCGGTGCAATGGCGGTTGGCTTCGGTCAACTTATGGCTGCATTTGCCATCCTAACGAAGATGACTCTCAACCCAGCAAGCGCCGCAAGTTTCACCATTCTTGCCGGAGGTATGGTTATTCTCTCCGTAGCGATTCTTATTCTAGCGGCAGCAGCCAAGACTCTAGGGGACATGAAATGGGACGAACTCGCTAAGGGTCTCATTGGCGTTACGGTGCTTCTCGCAGCTCTTTCACTGGCGGCAAAGCCTCTGGCTGCAAATGCCCCGGGGATGATGGCGGCTGGTCTATCGCTTATCCCCATTGCTATTGCGTTGGTTATTCTGAGTAAGGCCGTTGGCGTATTTGCTCAGATGGATTGGAGTGAACTTGCTAAGGGCCTGACTGGAATGGTGATAGGTATTGTTGGTCTTGGACTAGCGATGCGAACCTTCCCTTCCAATATGGCTGCTACTGGTCTCGGACTGTTCTTTGTATCTATATCTTTGCGTAAGATTTCAGACGCAGTCCTGATATTTGCCGGTTTCGACTGGGGAACCATGCTCAAGGGAATCTTTGGGATGAGCCTTGCCCTGGCTGCAATTGGCTTGGCTATGAACACCTTCCCAGGAAATATGCCTCTGACAGCTCTTGGTCTTCTGCTAGTGAGTGTTGCACTCATTGGGGTTCAGAAGGCAGTGGCAGCATTCGGTGGCATGGACTGGGGTGCAATGGTTAAGGGCCTAATCGGCATGGGCGGAGCTCTCCTTATTCTTGGCGTAGGCCTAACTCTCATGAGTGGCACAATTGGTGGGGCCATTGCTCTTGGTATAGCAGCTGTATCTCTTGGGATCCTTCTGAAGGTGATGAAGGAATTCGCCAAGATCAAGATCCCGGATCTGGTCCGAGGATTGATCGCTATGGCCGCTTCACTTGCGGTTATCGCAGCCGCAGCTCTCCTGCTGGGCCCAGCAATTCCATTCATGCTCGGTCTTGGCGTGGCGCTTGCGCTTATCGGCGCAGGGTTCGCATTATTTGGCGTTGGTGCTGCAGCTGTAGCTAAGGCGTTCGAGTTGTTCGCTGAAGTCGGCCCTAAGGGTGCTGAGGCGTTCACAAAAGCGATGCAGACGATCGCTAAGGCGATTCCAGCGTTCATTGCTGCGGTTGCCACAGGACTCGTTGAAGCCATCGTCGTATTCGGTGAGATGGCAGCTCCCTTGGCTGAGGCTCTCGGTAAGATCCTCGGTGCTGTCATGGACCAATTGATCATGCTTATTCCGAAGCTAGGTGAATTGCTTGGGGTTCTTATTACGACAGTGATCGATTTGCTCAGGGAGAAGATCCCTCAATTCGCTCTACTTGGTATCGATATTCTTCTAGGCATTCTCCAAGGTATTCGGGATCGTATTGGCGATGTCGTCCTAGTGGTTGGCGAAATCATCACAGCGTTCCTGGATGCGTTGGCGATTGAACTTCCCAAGATTGTCACATCCATGACGGATCTTTGGGTCGCAACTATTCTCTCTGTTGCTGAGAATTTAGGTCGTCTAGCCCCCACATTGATGATCGGCGTTCCCGTTGCTCTCATCAAGGGCTTTGTCGACGGGATGGAGCAAGAAGTTGGGAAGGTCTGGGACTGGATCAGCGGGTTTGTCCGTACGCTAATCGACAAGGTCAAGTCTGCTCTTGGCATCAACTCCCCATCCACAGTCTTCAAGGATATTGGTCTCGACCTGATTGCTGGGTTCTTCAACGGTATTGTCGAAGCTGCTGTGGCTGTTACGGCATGGTTCAAAGCTCTAGGTAAGAACATTGTCTCTTGGGTCGGCGACCTGCTCATCACTCTTAGGGACAAGGGTTATCAGGTCATCGTTGGCTTCTGGAATGGAGTACAGGAGCGATGGACTGGTGTCGTAGCTTGGTTTGGTGGTCTTGGCCGTAGGGTTACCGATGCCATTGGTGAGATTGGTGACATTCTTCTCAACATTGGAAGTGCTGTTATTGGAGGATTTAAGCGTGGAATGGAAGCCGCTTGGAGGAATGTTAGTTCTTGGCTCGCAGATAGAGCTAAGAACGTTCAGAGTATCTTCCAAACTGTTCTTGGTATCAAATCCCCGTCGAAGGTATTCATGGAGATTGGTAATAATGTCATGCTTGGTCTGCAAATCGGGTTGGAGACTGAATGGAAAAAGACAGAGAAGTGGCTTACTAATCTAAATCCAGCCGATGCTGTTAACTCAGATGCTATCACCAGCACCTTCAAAAAGGTAATCAACTCCGCAGCTATGGCTGTTTCTGAGATGGATGCGGTTCAGCCCGTGATAACGCCCGTCCTGGATCTCTCGCAAGTTCGGAAGGATGCAACGGGTATCCAGTCTATGTTCGGGCAACCGTCCATGGCGTTGAAATCACTGGGCATGGCTAACCAGATTTCTCTTGGGACTACTAGGACGGCTCCGGACGAGACGCCAGTTCCTACTGCCGCAGGTAATGTGACCTATGAGCAGAATGTGTACGCACCTAAGCAGCTATCCACGGCTGATGTCTACAGACAAACTCGTAATCTCATCGCTGTGCGGAAAGAGGAGTTGGCAATCCCATGAGAGTTTCTAACGTAACCATGTATGTCGATGATGTCGAACTTGCCAGTTTCGCTCTCGGTTTGGGGGAGACTCCAGATCGATATTTGATCAAAGCGATGTCTGGGATTGATGCGGATACAATCGCGCCTCGTTTCTACTCGTCTGGACAAAGAACTGGAGCTGGTCTCTTTGACTTTGCGTTGGGGCTAAGAGAATTGGTATTTCGTATTGCCCTTAACCCAAAGTTTCTATTGGATGAGACGTTCTCTGAGCTGAGAGATGCCTTGTATCGAGCTATATCTGCTAATAGAACTGGAGTGATCAGGATCCAGTTCAACGATGGCGCATCTGTTGTCGCTCAGATTTCTGGATTTATCGTGAAGTTCGAGACTTCTCTCTTCACAAAGAGTCCAGAGGCTCAGCTGACGATACGATGCAACGATCCATTCTTCAGATCTGTTAACTATGTTCATATTACGGATGCAACCCCATCTAATCCGATTGAGATTCCAGACAGTCTCTCAACAGCCCCTCACGGATTCGTTATGGGGATGGAATTCAGTGCTACGGCCGATTACATAACGGTGCAGGATACATTCACTGATCCAGAATGGACATTTACTGTAGCTCCTGTGGGTGGGTTCGAAATCGGAGACGTTCTGTGGTTCTCGAGCGAGACAACCGACAAGTATGTCTATATTGATAGGGCCAGTGTGATTATCCCCATTGTGGACGCGATTATGCCTAACTCGGTATGGCCGATTATATTTCCAGGAGCAAACACCTTCTATCTAAGAGAAGTAGAGCCCATAACAAGTTACGACATCAAGTATTATCCGGCTTACTGGGGGGTCTAATGGAACTGTTTAAGTTTTCTCCAGGTACAGATCCTATGGACCTTATTGAAGGCGAAATGATCAATGGCGCCAAGAGTAAGATGTGGGTAGAGCGATATTCTGAGCCAGGAGAGTTCGAGATCGTATCGCCCATTAGCGCCGGTCTTCGTGACTTTCTTCCACTCGGTACTATGATCTCCCATACGGATACTCTCGAGCTGATGATTGTGGAGAACCACGAAATCAACGACGAAGAGGATGCGGATGCGCACGTGAAGACCACTGGTCGTTCATTCGTGTCATATTTGGAACAGAGGATTATTGGTGCCGATGAATCTAGACTTTCTCCAATTATGGGTGATATTGGTGGTATAGAAGTAGTCGAAACTACTCCTGTACAAATCACCAACCTTATCAACTACACTATTCATCCGATTCAGACTGGTTCTGAAGGTGACGATTTGGGCGCTGTTCAGGCGGTCTATGAAGCAGATGTTGGAACTGAGCACGCACGGACATATAAGCCCCAAGTTCTCTGGGATCGAGTCAAAGAACTACTAGCAGTTGATGATCTTGGGATCCGAACCTTCCGTAGGAATGAGTTTGGATTCTATGGCTCATCGACAGAGACTCAGATTCAAGTATATTCTGGGGTAGATCGTTCTGCATCTCTTGTGTTCTCATGGAGAGAGGGAGATCTCGACAAAGCGCAGTATTTATTCACGAATAAGAAGCTTAAGAACGCTGCGTTGGTAGTTAGTCGTTATGCTTACATTGTTGTCGCAGGAACCGAAGAGGGATACGACAGACGATTCATGTACGTCGACGCAAGTGACCTAGACAACAACATGACGACTGTTCCGGCTGGTGCTGAGTTGACCACGCTTTTAGGACAGATGACAATTAGAGGAGAAGAGGCTCTAAGGGGTCAAACGACCATCGTCCTTACTCAATCCAATCTCTCAGACATCAGAAAGTACCGATATCGTGTCGATTTCAACGTTGGCGACACAGTAAGGCTAGTTGGTAACTTCGGCGAAATCGCAAACATGCGGATTACTGAATATACCGAAATTGAAGACGAAACTGGCGAAAGTAGCCATCCGACACTATCACTTCCAGGAGTGTGACATGAGTACTCAAGATCCAGTGCCTGTTGAGCCTGATCCGGACGCAGAGTTCGATCTGAAGAAGTATCTGCCCCAGAAGTGGTACGATCTCCTCAAGGGGATGTCGTCAATCGTCCTTCCAGCCGTTGCAACACTAGTTCTAGTGGTTGGGGCCCAGTGGGATTGGGCCGATAAGGATAAGATCGCTGGAACGGTCACTGCCGTCGCTGTCTTCTTAGGTCTGCTAGTCCGTAGTTCGGCCAGCCGCTTCAAGCAGGCTACGAACGTCGGCGATGTTGTCGTTTCAACGACGCCAGAGGGCAAGACGTTATATTCTATGGAGATCGGCGTCCCCTTTGAACAGATTGAGAAACTTGACACTATGACCTTCGGTGTAAAGCGATAATCGCAATAAAAACAACGCTTGTAATGAGAGCTACCGAAAGGAATTAAATGAGACTGTTCAAGAGGAACGAGTCGTCAGACCTGGACGGAGCCATCGACAAGCTGAAGCTTGAACTCGAGACGTATGGTCCTGGAGACCAGGAGTGGGACGACCACCTGACACAGTTGGAGAGATTGATCGATCTTCGCGGCAAAACAACGCCGTGTAGACGATTCAGTCGCGACACGCTGCTCATGGTGGGTGGAAACCTCCTGGGGATCCTGATCATCGTCGGGTACGAGCACACGCACGTGATGGTTTCGAAGGCGTCTGGCTTCATCATCCGACCGAAGGAGTCACACATCTGACCCGAAAGGGCTCGAAAGGCGTAG